AGGACGGCCTCGGCTGGCTCGACGCTGTATGCGCTGACATAGAAGCATCGGGATACGCCATCGGGGCGGCTGATCTGTGCGCTGCGGGCATCGGCGCGCCGCACATCCGACAGCGCCTCTGGTTTGTCGGAGAGCGGCTGGCAGACGCCCAAAGTCAGCGATATATCCAGCGAGAAGTGGGACACGAAAGTGGCCCGCAACGCGCGGCTGGTGGCGGAAGGCAAGACGAAAGGTTGCGGCAGTCCAGCCCTTCCGGCGCAAGCGGAGATGTCGGGCTGGCCAACGCCGCGAGCGGCGGAAGCGGGACCGGACTACGCGATCAAGGACCGACCGGACAGCGGGGGCATCAGCCTGCAGACGGCGTCGGCGCTGGCGGGCTGGCCGACGCCAGCAACGACGGACCACAAGGGTGGTTACGTGGGGGGGCGCATGAGGAACGGCAAACTCTCGACGGATCGGCTGGACGTGACGGCGCAGATTGCAGGCCCAGCCCGACGAATGGTCACTGGCGAGATGCTGACTGGCTGCACTGCCGGGATGGAAAGTGGCGGCCAGTTGAACCCGGCACATTCCCGCTGGCTCATGGGGCTGCCGCCAGAGTGGGACGCCTGCGCGCCTACGGCAATGCCATCGTCCCGCAAGCAGCGGCAGAAGTGATCGGGGCGTACCTTGAAACTTAGGCCGTACCAGAACGACGCGGTGACGTTCCTGTACGAGCGCGACCGCGCCATGATCCTCGCACCCGTGGGGGCCGGTAAGACGGCCATCACGCTGACGGCCATGGCCGAGATGAAGCGCGACGGTCACGCCAGGCGTTGGCTGGTGCTGGCGCCCAAGCGCGTCTGTACTGACGTGTGGCCCGTCGAGGTCAAGAAGTGGGCGCCCAGCCTCACCATAGCGGTGGCCGTGGGCTCACCTGCGGCGCGGCGGGCGGCCTTCGCCAGCGATGCCAACATCATCGTGTTCAACTACGACAACCTCGATAAGCTGCCCGACAGCCCGTTTGACGGCGTCGTGTTCGACGAACTGACCCGGCTCAAGAACCCGTCCGGCAAACGCTTCAGGGCACTCCTGAAGGTGCTTGACCGTTTCAAGGTGCGCTGGGGCTTGACCGGATCGTTCACCTCGAACGGGCTGGAGGACGTATTCGGTCAGTGCAAGGTGGTGGACGAACGTCTGCTTGGCCGCGCCAAGGGGGCGTTCCTTCAGCAATACTTCGTCTGCATCAACCGCGATTTTGGCGAGTGGGAGCCGCGCCGTGGGGCGCTGGAGCAGGTGATGACCCGCATCCGCCCGGCAACGTTCGTGCTGGAGCCGGGCGTCTACAAGGACAAGTTGCCGCCCTGCCACGTCGTCGAGATGCGCTGCGACATGCCGGACCGCGAGCCCTACGACAAGATGCGCAAGGAATTTGCCGTCCAGCTTGGCACGACCGAGATCACCGCCCTGTCGGCGGCGGCCGTGACGAGCAAATTGCAACAGATGGCCGGCGGGTGGGTCTACGACAGCACGACGACTGCGGCAGCGGCGCCGGGCAAGTTCGTCACGTCCAAGACGCCGGTCTGGTTTTCATCGCACCGTTTCGACCTGTTGGACGAAGTGCTGGAAGGCAACCAGCGGGCCAACACGCTGATCGTCTACAACTTCATCGAGGAGTTGGCCGAACTGAAACGCCGTTACCCGCACGTCTGGACCCTGGATGACGGCGTGATCGAACGCTGGAACGATGGCAAGATACCGCTGCTGGCGGTCCATCCCAAGTCCGCCGGCCACGGTCTGAACCTCCAGCACGGCGGCCACCACATGGTGTTCCTGTCGCTGCCGTGGTCGCTGGAACTGTACGAACAGACGGTCGGCCGCATCCATCGCGGCGGGCAGGAGCGCGGCGTGTGGGTCTACGTCCTGCTGACGAACAAGACGGTTGACGAACGCATCTGGTCCGCTCTGGCGGACAAACGCGCCATTTCGGACATTGCATTAGAGGAGTTGAAAGGTTGAACTGGCACAATTTGAACGTTGTTCTTGCCATGCGGTCAGAAACGCAGGTCAAGGCCATGCTGGATGAGGAGGTGGCAGTACACAAGCGCGCGACGTACCTGGTCCGCATACACCAGCGTTACACGACGCTACGCGCGGCGCGGGAACGCAAGGAACTATTGGAAAGGATTAGAGTGTGATGTTCTTCTTGGGTGTTGTTGTCGGCATAGCAATCTGCGGGTGCTTCGCCGTTCTGTTGATACCCCGCAAACGTCAACCGCCCGTCGTCTGGACCGACGAGCACTACCAGAAACCCGCCGTCACGACCCACATCTTAATCCGCGAAAGGAACGTTGAACTATGAGCATTCAGTCAGTCATCGAAGCAATCGAAACCGCCCGCATCAACAATAAAAACCTTGGTAATTCAATTGAAGGCAAACTGAACGACCTGATTGGGCAGATTGAGGACATGAAGATTGGCGTTGCCAAAGAGATTGCCGAACAGGACCGCGACCTTGTGGTGGTCATGGAAGGCAAGGTATGAGCATCACCACCCCCCCCGACCCGCGTGTGCCGGAAGAAATGCGAAAGGCCTCCGCCCGCATCGAGAAGCTTGAGAGCGACCTGTCAGACGCAGTCACGGACCTCAACACCGCGCGGCAGGATAATGCCAGTTGCACGGAACATATTCATAACCAAGCCGACCGCATCGAGAAGCTGGAGGAGGCGATGCGTGAGATTGACATGGCTTGCAGCAATCCCGGTAGCTGGAGCCCGGTTGTCATGGAGCGCATGATTGAACGGGTGCAGGAACGCTCCCGCGCCGCACTGGAGAAAAGCACATGAGCGATGAACGATTTGTCCCAAGATCTGTCAGGCGGCACCGCGACGAGTTGCGCACGAAACTGGAGATGATCGTTGCCGTGTGTGTCTCGGAGTTTTTACAGCAATTGAGGGGCGCACATGAGCAATGAACTGAAAGAAAGGGTGCGGCGTTTGATTGTGCTGCATATCACCAGCAGCGGCTACACAGTGGATGAAATGGCAGACGCCGCCATCGCCCTCATCTGCGCCGAGGTGCTGGAGGAAGCCTTAACCGCGCTCTATTCAGTGCCGCGATGGGAAGATGAAATATTCGACAGCCTGACGCAAACGGCTGACGGATCGTTCGTCTACATTGACGAAGCAGCCGCCGCCATCCGCGCCATGAAGGAGAAGCCGTGAACCTAGACAAAGCCGCAAAAGATGCCGTATTCCGTGTGCGGGATCGGCAACTTAAACTGCTTTTGGAGTTGATCCTGGGCGACATGGTAGCCCTGCACGGGGTCAAGGAAATCCGACGCAGGATACTGTGGCACGCACGGCACCTGAAAGAGTTCGAGTGATGGACCGCAAGGCGCTGATCGACGCGGCCATCCGGCACGTCAAGGACGTAAGCCCCGAAACTTACGAGGAGTGGGTTGGGCTGATCATCGACATCGCTTGCGGATATGGTCCCACTCGCCGCCCCGACGAACGCAGTCATGAAACGCCTGTTCCTGTTCCGGCGTCATCCGTTTCGTCAGAATAGGCGCAATGGCCTTGTAGCCCGCCACAAGCATGGCCGCGCCCAAGCCCAGCACAAACTCAGGACTGTGGAACGCCCCGTAGACAGAAAAGGCGGCGACGCCAAACAGCGCCGCCCCTGTTAACCACCAGAGGTTCAAACCTTCTTGGCCCAAACGGACCAGCCCGCAGTGGCGAGCGTTACAAGCGCGCCGACAATCGTCATCATTGTGGCGTTGTCCACAAACCCGCGAGCCACGATATAACCCCCCGCTGCTGAGAGGATCGCCCTCAGAATGCCGGCCAACTGTTCAGCAGTCATGTTCAGTCTCCTATTTGGTTAAAAACAACTTCTTCTCGTCTTCCCTACGGTGGGTCAACCCGGCCAACACCTTACCGCCCGCCTTGTTCCACCGCAAGAAAGCCTCTGCGGCCCCACGCGGGTTGCCCGCGTTGACCAGCTTGACAACGGTTGAGGTTGCAAAGTTGGCCGGACCGATGTTGTAACACAGGCTGACCATGGCCGCGAACTGGTTGGGCGTTGGGGCCACCAAGATGGCCTTGGTGACGGCGCGCTCGTACTGGCCCAGGTCGCGGGCAAGGAGGTCGGTCGCTTCCTGTTCCGTGATCTTCATGCCCGCCTTTGGCGCAGGCGGTCCAGCGGCCGCTGTGTGGCCGTAACCAATCGTCCAGACGCCCACGCTGTCCTTGTAGGCTGCCAGGCGCAGCCCCTCCCAACGTTTGATCAGGTTTAGCCCTGCGGCGTTCATTTGTTGGCAATCTGGCTGATGCGGTCGGATATGCCGGTCAGCATCCGGTCAACCTGTGTAAACCCGTCGCGGATGTCCGTCTTGACTTCGCGCATGGCAATGTTAAAATCGTCTTTCTGGACGTAGTTAATGGGAAACTTGCGCACGTCAGCGTCAATCCGGTCAAGAGCCGCGTATATGCGGTTCAAGACATAACCTCCAAAAACGCCCGCGATGACGTAGGCGATGTTAAACAACACCTGATAGTCCACGCCCGTCACCTCGTTAACAGGTTGCCTTTTGCGTCGTATCCATTCCCGTAAGCATCTATTACTACGGGTTGAATAGCGTTTGCGCCAGAAATAACCGGGGGAATGTATGCGGCTCCTCGGCCAATAGCCGACATAGTGTTAACCAATGCGCTGGGCGGCGGGCGCCCAGCCAACACGTTTTCCGTTAAGTTGCTGGCGCGGCGCATAGCCATGCGATTAGCTGCGGTTTTGGCGGCTAACGAACCTGCGGCAACAGCACCCAACGCGCCTAACGCCGCCGGTTGGGTTGCCAAAGCACCTGCGCCTGCGCCCGCGTAACCTATAAACTTTTGCATATTTACTTCAGGGGCCAATTTACCAATAGTGGCCAACGTGTTTTCGGTAATGGTTCCTTTTTGCAAACTACGGATTACCGTTTGCTCTTGGGGAGTAAACTTACCCATTAGACGGCGGTCGTTTACAATAGGTTGTAAACGCGATTGCAAAACCGCAATGTGTGGGCGGTTGCCTTTTGAAGTGTCTACTTTTGAAATTACGCTGTCAAGAATTTCACCCTTGCGCGCATTAGTCCATTGTTGCCGCGCCTGCCGTACCAACTCTACCGCGCGGCGGGGATCGCCGGAAGACACTTGCGACGCATCAAGCGTGTTAAAAAAAGTATCTAGCCTGTCCTGCACAACGCCCGCCATACGGTTAGATTGCGCACCTACAGAGGTAACTTTTCCTGATTCCGCGCTACGGCCAACATTGCCAAGATCGCTGCGTATTTTTTCCAGTTCTTGAAATGACAAGTCTGGGTGCTGTCGATTGCGTAGATCGCGAATGATACGAAGGATAGGCGCACG